ACGGGCATGTCATACCAGTTCTTGCTAACAAGAAACTTCTCTATGTCAGCATGTTTCCAGTTGAGGCTGGCATAGATGGCAGACCTACGGCTACCACCCTGCATAACACGCCTACCAATCTCATTGATCATCTGCATCTTTGGTATAGGGCCAGAGGCAAGACCGCCAGTGCCTTGCAGTATCCTGCCTTCTTCACGATACACAGAGTAGTCAATACCAATACCACCACCTGTCATGAGACAGGACTCAGACTTCCAAGAGATGTTAGCCCAATCTTCTCTGGTATCTTCTTCTGCACGTAGCAGGTAACAGTTATTAAAGAACTTGTTATCACGTCCAGCGTAATAAAGATAACGACCACCGGGAATAAACTTTAGGTCGGTGATCATACGTTTCAGTTCGTCTTTGTCATCTTTCGGTAGGTAGTCCTGACACACATCGTCTACCAATGTAGAGGCTAGTGCATCCCATGTCTCACACCCATGATGGGCGTACTTGTGTTTAAATATGTCTTCGCTAAACTTGGAGCGAAACATAGGGTTTTCGTTAGAACGAAATTGTGGCATAGCTTTGTTCCCTTTCTAATTATCGTATTCCATTTCCAATATGAGTTGGGCATAGTGGATTGCTTTTTCGATATCCTTTCTCCCCTCTCCCTTAGTTCGGTGTCGAGTGATGTATTTTATCACATTACCCTCCAGATAGTCAAGCCCGTTGGCATGAATATATTCAACTGGTTGTATTTTACATCCCTTGTAGTGTTCCCCTCCTACTTGTTGTTTTAATGCTCTGTCTTCTTTCATGCGTCTAAGATAGTAATCATAGCTGCGTTCTCCTTTTGGATAGTTAGCTTCGTCATAGGAAAGAGTTAAGCTTTCTTCTGATTTCATTTACGTTCTCCGATGTTACAGCTTTAATTGCAAAGTTTCTAACTGTATCTGGTTCTAGTCCAGCCAGATGACAGGTGCTTTCAAAGTTCTCACACGTTACACCAACAGAGGCAAACACCCATGCTGATGCCTGATCTCTTTGAAGAGCAGTCTCATTAGTTTCATTATCCTCTTTTGGTTTGCTCATGTCTAATAGAGCTTGAAGTATAATAGCTAGATTAAGAGTTCTGTCTGGGTCTTTTTGAGTTAGATCATACAGACTATCAAAGTCAAGTATATCACTCATCTTCAAACTCCTGAACAGGACGATAAAATTTCCCGCCCACATAGTTATTGTAGTAGGCGGGTTCATCCGTTCCTTCTAGCTTTGATGTAAGAACTTTATATATCATTTGAAAATAACATTCATAGTAACGAAGGCTCCTCTTATTTTTGTACTCACCCATAACCTGAAACCTGAAATGTTTCTTACCAAGTTTCTTAATATCTTCATTAAGATATTTACTAGAGCCTGTATATGTACGCCAGTTAGATTCTACCTTCTTACCTTTGCGTGTTATATAATATTGTTTACAACCAATATAGGCTTTCTTAGTTTTTTTGTTGGTTATCCTATAAACAAATCCAAAGTTATTCTTTTTGTCAAACTCTTTATGATACTCCCAATGCGTCACCAGTTAGTCACTTCTCCTACTTCAGGTTCTTTAGCCACGTTGGTAAGATACCTACGACCATGTGCGTACTTGAACACACGAATACCTTTACCTTGATTAGCATCCGACCAACAGTCTCTCTTGTAGCCACAATAAACACAACTAACAGGAAGCTTACGGTTGCCAGACCTACCATCAGGTATATCGGAGTAGCACCTATCAGGCACAGTGTCCTGTGAAACCAATCCTTTAAGGTGAGAGATTCGCTGCTTCGCATTTATCATATCCATCTGATGTAATTTGGTAAGGCATATCTCTCCTGTTGATTTATTAATAGCAAGAAACGCTGCTTGGTCTATACCATTAGCTTCAGCATAGGCAGATATCTGTGCAACATAACCAAAAGGATCATCCTCTGCTAACTTATTATGTTTGAATTTGTCGAAGCCAACACCACTAGCAGACTTACAATCCACAACGACGCCATCAATAATACAATCCTGATGTCCGGTAACACCTTCTACCTCCACTTCTTTCTGTTGGTCTTTTACTTCATGTCCTGAGATGGTGGAACACAGGAGCAAAAGCTCTTCAAGAATATAACCATATAAAAACTTGATACGTGTGGCTGGCGTTAAGTCAGCCTGATCAAGCGGCTTGTTGACATCATACCAGATGCGACGGTCTGGCTTGCCAATGGCAGAGAGCCTGAGATTACCACGATCTTTGGGTGTGTCATATAAGAAATCTTTTATGTGAACCTTCAGCATTTCACCAAAGGTATCTATGTGTTTGTCTACCTCACTCTCGTCCATGTCTATAGGATCAAGTGTAAATAAACTATATATATCTTCAACGAGAGTGTCTATTGTTTTCATAATAAAAAGAGGAGGAGAGCAAGGACCAAAACTCTCCCCCTCCTCCTTTCTATGCTAGTTAAAAGGGAACTGCTTCAGAGTTCTGGACATATCCACCATCAACGGGTGCAAAGTCCTCCCTGCTGTCACTGTACTCAATAAAGTCTACGATCTGAACTGCTGCAAGGTCAGCAGAGATGCCAGACTTACCAGCATAATTCCATTCGTAAGGAATAGCCTTTACATTTACTTTACTACCGTTGGCTACCAGCTTACCACTCCACAGATTATTCTGTGAATCTTTTACAATAGGTGCTGCACGTTGCGTACCATCCTTACGCATAACCTTGCGCTTGATAGTTACAAAGTCTCCACGATCATCACCCTTGTTGGCGATGGGCAGACCAGAGCTTTCAATGACTGAGCGATTGTCATCGTCCACTTCTACCTGAATGCTCCACACCGGATCAAACTTAGTATTAGGCTCCGTAATGGAAGCATAGTGGCACTTACCAGTAATGTAAATAGGATCGTTCATTTCTTTCTCCTTTAAAAATACCGCACCATTGCGGCCATGAATGGGGATCATTCCCCGGTGCTGTCTACTACAAAACAACAGCATATATTATACCACATGAATCTGCGGAAGTCAACTACTTTAGTGTGTTTCTGCCCAATTATTTCCAACTTTATGATCAGAATCTAAATCACATCTAAAACTAAACTCTCTTTGTGTCTGGTACATAGCCTCTTTTGTTATCTTAGTGAACCTATTTATGTCTGGTTTTGCTACTTCAAACTGATATTCATCGTGTACAGACGCCACTAGTTTTGCATCTAGGCCAGACTTCCTTACTCGTTTATCTATCTCTACAAGCCACTGTTTACAGACAATAGCACCAGCACCTTGAAGTAAAGTATTTAAGGCTGCATGTTCTGACCTAATCATAAGACGCCTACCATCAAGACCTTTAATACTACCATTCTGTGCTGCTTCTTGCACATTAGATCGTAGTGTGCGTAGTGCTGGCATGTTAGAAAGAAACTTGGATATTAGCTTCTGTCCCTTGCCGGGACCGCCGCCCACTATTTTACCAATCTTTGCTGGACCTGCACCATAGAGAAAAGCATAGATAAAAGTCTTTGCCTGATCTCTGTTAGAAAGACCCGCAGCATGTTGATTGGCCGTGTGAACGTCACCTGTGAGAACCTCGTTAGTAAAGTCTGCATCCTTCATATAATGTGCAAGACATCTAAGTTCAAGTCCACTGGCATCTGTACCAACAAGCTGGTGTGTTTGAGCGTTAGAGACAGTCCATAGTTCTCTACACTCTTTACCATATGGACTATATACAGCGGGAACCTGTGCCATATTGGGGCTGTGGTGTGCCATGCGTCCTGTGATAGTCTTGAGCGTTAACACTCTGCCACGAACACGCATGTCCTCTCCGCACTCTTTGATCCATGCCTTGAGAAGTCCTGTTCTTTTCTGTAGAAGAAAATACCTGCTAAACATCTGTGCCTCTGGCATTTTAATCTTGGATAGGACATCTTCGTTAACAATGACATTGCCTTTATCTGTTAGTTTAGTTGGCTCCCAACCACGCTCCATCAAACGATCAGCTATCTGTTTACGACTAGCAATATTAAAAGGTATCTTCTTAGTCTTTGTTTTTAGCTCTACAATCGTAGGCTCAAACTCCTCCTCCGCATGTCGCTCAAGTTCATGTTGTTCATCTTCAAGTTTAGCAAGTAATAACTGTGCTTTCATTAGGTCAAAAGCAAAACCATTCTTCTGTTGCTTATCAAGTATGATACGAATATCACGCTCAAGATCGTAACACTGATTAGAAAACTTTTTCTTTTCTAGTTCTAAGTTTTGTGCAAGCTTACGTGTTAACTCTACATCACGCTGACAGTACTCCAGCATAAGAGGAGAGAACTCACTGAAGTCGTGGAAGTCAAGCTTCGCAAAGCCAAGCCTTTCGCCCCATGACTCCAGTGAGTGACCACCCTCCCGCACCGGATTAAATAACTGCGACTCAAGCAGTGTGTCTCTCACTTGTATTGGTGAGATAGACGAGCCAGTGAATTTGTTTAGCAGGGGTGCATCAAAGCTAATACCATTGTGCATAATAAACTGGTCAATCTTTTTAGACCATTCGCCAAACTCTTTACACTCATCACCTACCCATTTACGTATCTCACCTGTCTCGTAATGTTGTGCTACTATACAGTATATTCTCTTTGCATTAATAGCATCAGTCTCTATGTCCACTACTGCTTTCATTTTTCATATCCACTAGGTATGCGTCTGCGATTGGTATGTGAAAGAATTTTTCACCCTTTCTGATATTACGATTAGAAACTTCTTTAACCTCGCAGTCTAGAAGTGTATGACCGTCAACATGCCAAGCCTTTGTGCAGTCATGATTGAAGACCACGAAAGTAAGTATGTCATTATAACACTCACTCTTCCACTTGTCAAGAAGTCTTTGCTTACGATATGGAATACGTAGTTCTTTCCAACTGTCGGGCCACTCGTCAGTTTTCCAAGAGTACTTTACCTCTACCTCCCATAAAAGTCTGGGGTGACCCTCCGGCCCTCCTGTGCAAACAATGTCGAAGTAAGTGGTTTCGTTTGTATCAATATTGCTGTGATCATTCTTCAACCATGTAACCATAGCATCTTTAGCAGCTTTGTCAGCCATATCATACAATGCTTTATCAAAGCTTTTCTTAACTGTCATTTTTTTCTTCCCACTCTTTGTAACCGTCTACGTATGCCTGATAGTGTGCATCACGTTTGTTGCGATCCCACCACCACTCAGGCATAACATTATATCTTAATTGTTGTAAATTATTCCACTCTTGTTTGTTAAGCATTTCACTCATCGTCGTCCTCCATGAATGGGTTAGCCACCTGAGTCATTCTACCAGTGTTAGAATCATAATGCAAGTAGCAAGCAATACCTGTCTCACCAGTGTACCTGTTCTTCAGGATACGGACGGTGGTGGTGTTAGCCTCTACCTCATCCTCTGCCTGTTGGTTGCGCTCAAGAGCAAGCACGGCATCAGACAGGTGTGCAATAGATGCAGACCCACGCAAGTGTGACAGAGTAATCTCACGGCCATCCTCATGCCCACGATCACCAGCGGGGCGGCGAAGATGTGATACAAGAAGCAAACCAATCTGTGTCTCCTCAACTAGAGAGCGTAGCTTGGTCATGAGGATGTCAATAGACTTACGCTCGTCACCATTGTCTTCTTGACCAGATACAAGAATAGAAAGGTGATCAAGAATAATCCACTTGGTGTTGAGAGCCTTTGCCATGTACCGCACACGGTTCAGAATCTCATCGTTGTCTATACTACCAAAGTGATCAAACACATAGAACCTGCCACTGCCAAGGGTCTTCTCTTGCCAATCGTCAAGCTGCTCTTGCGTGTACTGGTCACGAATCTCCTTAATGTATAGCCGTGCATTAGCTTCCACACTCATGAGATTGAACGCAGTCTGCTTGGTGTTCTCCTCCATTGCAAGGACGCCAATGTTCTCCTCAGTATTGTGCATCAGGTGGTACATTAGCTCACGCATGATACTGGACTTGCCCATGCCAGCGCCAGAGGTGAACGTAAGAAGTTCTCCGGTACGCATACCATAGGTCTTCTCGTTCAGCTTGGGCCAAGGATAAGGACAGGTCTGATTGTGCGTCTCTTCGTACAAGCTACGTCCAAGGTCAGCAAGGTTGATAATACCTGCCGGAGTGTAGGTCTGTGCGTTCCACCATGTCTGAACGAACTTCTCACGCTGACCAATCTTTAGATACTCATTGGCATCCTTGAACTCAAGGTTCATGATCTTACACTTGTTAGGCTCAAACAGCTTTGCTACTGCCTGTTGTGCATCCCTACCTTGTTGATCATTATCAAAGCATAGCACTACAGTATCAAACTTATTGAGATAATCTAATGCCTGACGGCAGTTCTTGAGTGCAGATTGTGCGCCATTCTTAATAGAAACCACAGGCCACTTGGAACCAAGAAGCTGATAAGCACTCATGGCGTCAAGCTCACCCTCACATATGGTAATAAACTTACCAGCCTGACCAAAAATGTTCTGACCAAACAGCCCTGCCTCTGACAGATTACCCTCTGACCAGAACTGCTTGTCGCTGGTGCGGCGAAACTTCGTGCCAATATGATTGCTGTCTTTATCATAATACTTATACATATGATCAGTAATCATATTACCTTCTTTGACAACTGATACACCATAACGCTTACAAGTTTCTGCGCTAATCTTACGATCAGGTATATCAGAAGTAATAAAGTTCTTAGGTTGCTTATTCATATTAACGATCTTCTTTGGTGCTTGTATATTTTGCATTTGATTTCCATTCTTGTATGGTCTGGCTTCGTCGCAACTAAAACATTTAGTACCCCACTCGTAGTATGCCAGTGCATCAGATGATCCACAGTCAGGGCAGGGTTGGTGAGTTTTGTATTCCATAAGTCCTCCATATTAATTGAGCCTTAGTAGTTTCGTAGAAACTTCACTACTAAGACTCAATTAAGTTACCACTTTCCTTCACTATACTTATGCAGATCGTCAGCTATCTCCTTTCGTTGCGCTATTAATTCTTTCTCTAATGATATAAGTGTTTCAATCTGATCCACTCTCTCTAGACTTCGCCATGCAGCTTTGAATGATGTTTCAATACGGCCACGATTTTTTGGCTTGTATACCTCAATAAGAATATCCATTTCTCTATCCTTTTTGGATTCTATAAACTCCTCTTGCATTTTTTTTGGTAAGATGCTGTACGAGCCTTTCTCTGTTTCGTATTTCATCTTCGGCTTCTCTCTTCGTGCGAAAGCTTTGAACAACCACATCATCAAACTCTTTTTTTAGAAGTAATTTCCACATAGTGTAACTCATAAAGTCAACACCTGTCATCGTAACATTTTTTCCAGATATCTTCCACGAAGGTTTCTTTGTCCTCCATTATCTCATCAGCCTCTAGTTTAGCCAATCGTCTGGACTCTTTGTTATCGTATCCTTCAGACCTATACTGTCCCACCAGTGAACGGAAGAGTTCTTTCCGCTCTTTCTGCCAAAGGTTCTTACTCATTAGTCTAAATCCTCTAAGTCTTTAAAAAATTGATCTCTATCTGAAACACTATTAACATTATATCCTGAATCTTTCATTAGCTGCCAGACTTCTTCAGAATAACCAAGACTTTTTCTTAACACATCTTCTTTCTGTAGACGGTGCCAATCAAAGTCGTAAACTTTTGTCATCGTGTTCCACCCATTTATTATTTGCTTCTGTTTGTTTTGCCTTTGCTAACTCTTGTCTTAGCTGTTTAATAGTATTTTCTTGCTCTTTTACTATTGATTTCAGTTGTTTGACGTGAGTGTTCAAGGTTTCCCAAGCTGATTGTAATTGTTTATCAGGCACATTATACTCCAACTAATTGCGAATGTCAATATAAAAGATGTGATTACCTACCTGTCCAAGAGAAATAAAGTCCTCGTCTGATGCCCAGTATGGATGGACATAGGCAGCATGGTAGTGGGTAGCGCCTCCTGTTGTGCCAAGAAGAACACCCTGTAAGGCAAGCTCTGATGCACTGACAGCTTCTTGATAGGCTAGAACATTAGCTATATTTTCAGGCTTACCATCACACCAATATGAAAACTGACACTTGTTTCGTATTGGATTACCCTTCCACTCCTTTGCCTGATGGACAACATCACACACATTGTTGGGATAACGCTCAGAGTCCACCCGTGCAAGAACAACATTAGCTACAGCAAGCTGTGCTATGAATGGTTCAGACCGTGCTTCAAAGTATACTGCTTCAGCTAAACAAGATAACTCATCAGCTTTTGCAGGTGTTATATATAATATACTTATTAGTAATATATATAATAGTTTCATTGTAGCTTCTCTATTTTTATATTAAAGGGAAAACCTGTGGATAGTTCTCGTATGCCATGACACATTAGAAAAGCCACGGCATCTTCGTAGTGTTCAAATACATGTAGCTTTTCTTTTTCTTCGTCTATCATAGCATCAAAAGTATTTATATCTAATACAACATCATCTTCAGATTGAGTTATAATATAAGCCATTATGTTACTCCTGCAAATAATATATCAATAAGTATTCTAATAAAATCTAAATTCATCGTCCTTGTCCTCTATATCTTTTCCAACTGCGGCGTTTGTGTTTGTTCTTGGGACGGGAAAGAGTTCCCGCCCCTATTGATGTACGCTTCTTGATCCGATGTAGTGTCGGGTCGTACTTGTTGTCTGTCTTCTTAGACATTTTGATTCTCTTTCATTTTAAGATTGAAACGTAGTTGATGTAGTTGTTGGATACACTCTGACAATCTGTCGCCGTTCTCTGTTTTTACTGTACCATTTAATTGTAGCTGGCTCAGTATCTCTAGTGTTTCTTCTATTGCCTCAAGAGTTTTCATCGCCCCAATCCCTATAGCCTTGTTCAAATGTGGACATCTCATGTTCAATCCATCCATTGAGTTCCTCAATATCAATGTCTTCAACATCAGTATCAAGAGCTATTAGCTCCATGTATTCCTCAACCATTGGGCGACACCATGCGTCCCCTCCATAACGAAGAAACCTTTGAACATCCTCTATAGAATTAAACTCAGGTACATACATGTTACTCTCCTTTAAGTTGTATATCTTTTAATGTGTACTCAGATAGTATACCATTAAACGTATTAGAAATCAAGCACAATCCGTTCATCACAGATGGTGCATTAGTCATAGTAAAAACCATAGCCGCCATCAACGATTCCTCTGCTATATTCAAATCGTCTACGTCCTCCTGTTGTAGCAGTGTTAGCTCGTTGTAAACTTGGTCGAACACTTTCATTTCCATATTCATGTTCCTCTATTATATCATATAGTGCGTTCATTTGTAATAATCCAATGTTAGTTCTTCACCTTCTTCAATATTTTGAAGAGTGAACAGGTTATAAATCTGGCAGTCGTCCCAATCATGAACTTGACGTAGCTCACAGTTAGGCTCCTCTGTATGGTTTAAATATCCACCAATGGGAGTTCTGATTAGGCCATAGAACATGGGTACGTTAATATGTGTTGCGCCTAAGTCTGTCTCTGCTGGAATGTCCATCGTGGCGAACACACCTAGCCCCTCTATATCACTTTCTCGTATTGTTATCTCCTCCGGTAAGGGCTTGTAATAAAAAGGATTGTAATCAGGTAGCATCATTTTCAATGTCCTCAAAGAATGGATCAAATACTAGTAAAGTATGCTCATATTCTTTAGCAGCCTTCTTAGTTTTGTGGTAGGTGGTTTGCCCATCAGAGTGTTGAGCCTTCCACTTTCTACCTTCTTTAGAAATAATTCTAAAACCTTCAGTCATTTTTATATTCCTTTAATAACATATCTAATTGATCCATAGCTATATCATATGCTTCGCTTGGCGTCAACTGTTTTGTACCGGGGCGCACTGATCTTTTCATTTTGTACTTCTCACCTACCGTGCGTACTTCTTGAAAGGTCCAGCTAGTATCCCAAGTTATCTTCCACTTGTCTCCACCAATTTCTATTTCTACGAAATCAACTGTACTCATCTACGATCTCCATGTTAGGTACGAACTTTACATCTGTAAACAACTGTAATTGAAAGTCTTTGTTATGCTCATCCGTAACAGTTACAGTCACAGTTTTGAAGGTTTGAAAGTCCTCTGTAGTTACTTTGATATTTTCTACGTTGTGTATTGAAAGTCTATTCATTAGTCTATCTCCAACAGTTTTGATTCGGTTCTACGTGCGGCCTCCGCATAAGTTTTAGGATCACCCTTCGGCCATCCACCTAACTCTAAATACTCTACATACATATCAAAGATATTTTCCTTTCGTATTTCGTTTTCATGATTACTCATTGTTCACTCTCCATCTCTGGTGGTATTGAATTTTAGTTCGCCCGTATCCATATCAATATATACTATATCAATGTTTATACCTGTTTTAACAAGCCTTTTCTGCTTATCTGTCAAGCATCTATAGATTTTTGATCCGTCTTCCCTACGTGCCAGCTTCTTGCACTCAATATATTTTATATCACCGTCCATGTTTATTGCTACGAAATCAATCGGACCCTGATTTGTTTCGTCAAATACATAGTATTCACGATCAACAAACCATTTCATAGCTGCTAGTTTACAGGATAAACCTTCTCTATGTTTTTGTAATTCACTCATATCAATCTCCAAAAAACAGTCCTATAATGTAATACACTATAGCATATAGCTATATTTAAGTCAACCTGCTATTGCTGACGCTTTCTTTTTACCTGTACCATGAGCAGGGAAGCCTACGATTACTTTACGGTCACGCTTCTCGCACAACATGCAATCCGAACATGATACATTATCTTTGTAGGTAGCAGGACATACCACAACCTTCCTGCCCTTTGGCGTCACTGTATTGGTTGTCTGTTCAATAGGTAACACAGTTGCCACAGGAGCTATGTCTAAATCGCATAGCTCGTCAGCATGATCTAAATTGTTGGCAGATACATTAACAGTGAAGCCTAAGTTATTCATACTATTGACTATTATGGCATTCTGGAAGTTGTCCAATACGTCATAATGTGTGTATGTAAACCCACGTTTAC